TTCTTATGACATTAAAGCAATTACAAGGCTTGACGTTAAAGCGTTTGACAGCGCCGCAGCCGTATACGGCGAGCTGACGCTTGCGTAAAGGAGGTATTATGAGCATTCTGGATGGCGTTAAAGCGTATCTCCGAGTTGACGGGAACCAGGAAGACGAGGTCATCCGGACACTCATCGATACCGCTAAAACGTTTATTTTGCAGGGGACGGGCGTCGAAGTCAAAGAGATTGACGCCCAATCTATCCTTTGTATGCATATGATCGTAGGGTACTGGTACGAAAACAGAAACGCAGTAGGACAGGGGGCAGAATTACCGTTCACAATTACTGCACAACTACTGCAATTAGAAACGAGAGGTGAATGACATGCTGATAAAAGCACTGGAGAAAATTATTATAAACGGAACAATCGTTGATGTCGGCGAGACGTACGACGGAACAGCGGAAGAATTAACTGCCTACATTTCCGGCGGATATGTAGAAGTACTTGAACAGGATGAAGACGCGGAAGATGATTCTGCGGACAATCAGAATGAAGAAGTAGATCAGGAAGATGAAGAGCCGGAGGAAACACCAAAGGAAAAACCAAAGACAACGAGAAAGACTGTCAGGCGCACGAAGAAAACCGGAGCGTAAAGTATGAATATCGGGAAGATGCGCCACAGGATAGCGCTTAAAAAGCCTATTATCGGTGAGGATGTAGGATTTGGCTCCGTTATCGAATGGAAAGATGTCGGATCCGTGTGGGCGGAATTCTTGAAACAACGTATTACCCCAAGCGCGATTATAGGAGACGGCACGGCTGTCTTGATAACGCAAGGGATAAGAATACGGCCACGAGAAATCGAAAAAGGATGGCATGTTGAAGAAAACGGACGGACGTATAAGGTAATAGACGTAGATCGTTCGGATCCTGCCGTTTACGTATTAACAACAGAGGCGGTAGAAACATGAGCAGGTGCGGAATCGATATCAAGATGTTTTCAGGAGAGGTAGTCAAAAAAGCGGCTAACGACATCAAACGCTACGATAAGGAAACGCAAGGGAAAATCAGGAATGTCATTGCGAAAGGAACGATAGCAGTTATGAAAGCGGCTATTATAAAAGCGCCGATGGGGCCTACCGGAAGCCTGAAAGCAGGAATCCATTACGAAATGGAACGAGAAAAGCCGCAGGGAATAGTGAAGAGCGACGCCCCGCATTCGCATCTCGTAGAATTCGGGACAGTTGAACGTATAGCATCCAACGATCCGCGCAAAGGCAAAAAAGCAATGCGAATAAATGATAAATTTGTAAGTGGAGTTATTCGCACAGGGAAGATGCCGAAGCGTCCGTTTATGCGGCCGGCAATGATGCGGGAACGGGGCAAGATTGAAAACGAAATGGAGAAAATATTTCAATGAGACTTATCAGAGACGTACCGTCAACCGTTCTCAGGATGGCGGTTTTTAAATTGCTGAAAGAAGGTCAAACGATACCGATTCACGGCTCAGTTCCTAAAGGTGCAAAACTTCCTTATATCACCCTGGGCGCGGCTACGTTCAAGCCGTTGTCAAATAAAGATCTGATTATTTGGGACGCTTCACTGAACGTAGAAGTATGGGCTGGGGAGGATGGGAAAAAACAAGTCAATGAAACGCTAAACGATATATGTGCATTGGTATCTGCTTACGGATGCGATATGGAGCTGCCTCAATATCGGATTAATAGTACACAAATTGATCTGGTAGAGGATTTTCCGGAAGTATCCACAGGTTATCACGGCACAGTAACAATATTATTTACTATTCAGAATTTTAACAAGAAAGAGGTATAAAAATGGCTAAATTATCAGCAGAAGAACTTAAAAAACTCCCGGTATATGAGGGGACATCTATGGCTACAGCGGGAAAAGATACCTTGCTGTATATAGACAAGGCAACAACCACGGGGAAAAAGCCGACATGGGTACTTGTCGGAGGACAGAGAAACTCACCAGTAGAATACAAAGCGGATTCTATTGATGGATCTCATAAGACTTCCGGCGGATGGGGAGAAACGCTCGCGGGTCCAAAGTCTTGGAGCATCAGCTATACAGGCTTGTTGGTCATGGATGATGCGGCACTGTCAATTATGGAGTATGCATTCCACCACGACATCCCGATTCATGTAAAAATCGCATATCCGGATAAGACCTGCCAGACCGGATGGGTTACTATTTCCGATTTCACAAAAGACGTATCTCATGACGGGGTAGCTACCGTTGCTGCTACGTTAAACGGAAAGGGACCGATTTCTGAAATTGCCGCTGACGATGTTACCGGAGGCTAATTATGCGTAAACCGATAGAAATCAAAATTGGAGAGTCAAGGTATCAGTTGCTGTATACGGTAAGAAGCCTTGAGAGATTTGAGCAGTATCTCGGAACGTCTCTCTTTTCAGTTATAAGTTCTGTGCTCGTTAACGGAGCGGTCGGAATGGTACAGAGTGCAACAATACACTTTATCATTTCCGGCTTGCGAGCCGGACTTTTAAACCAGCCGAAGAATTTTGATGCTTATGATTTCGTGGATATGTACTGTGAAAACGGCGGAAACATCGGAGAACTCGCAAAATACATTGTAGATGCGGTGGTTGAATCCGGACTTTTTACACAGGGGACGCCGAAAAAAGAGGCGCCGATGAAAAAGAAGAATCACCGATAAAGACATTTGAAGACTGGATGCGGTATGCAGAACCGATAGCATACCGCATCGGTTTCAAACCGCCTGAATTTCCGCGGTTGACGCCGCTTGAATTCTATAGATATCTGGAGGCGAGCGACGAACGTCGACGCTTGCAGGATTACCGCGTGGCGTACTTCATTTCATGGCTAATGTCCCCGCAGCTGAAAAAACCGATAGAACCGCATGAGATTGCGGACCCGTTATGGATTACGGAAGAAGATAAAGTGAAAAATGCAAAAAAAGAAATGGAATATTTGAAAAAAGTATTCCATTTGGAGGGAGGTGCATAAATGTCTACAATTTCTGATTTACAGCTTAAAATTGGCGCAGACTCGTCCGGGCTGCAAAAAGAATTAAACAAAGTACCGGGGGCTGTCAAGACAGCGTTTAAGGTGAATCCGGTAAAAGACATGCAGTCCGCGTTGGAAGGAACCACGGGAAGTCTTGAAACGCTAATCGGTAAATTTGGCGGAATAGCGGCATTGGCCGCATCGGGATTCGGATTGACGAATCTGATAAAAGGAGCCGTTGAGGCAGGAAACAGAACATATGAACTCGCGCAGCGGCTGCAGATAACTAATGCGGAAGCTGCTAAATTTTCAAGAATACTCAAGTTGACCGGCGGTGACAGCGAACTTGCAGGGAAAGCATTTATGCGCCTCGACTCAACAATCAAAGGCAGCGGAGAGGCGGCAGAAAAAACAAGAGCCGTCTTGAGTGCCGTAGGTGTTACTCTGACAGATCAGAATGGTAAACTGTTGCCGCTTAACGACCAGCTTGCGCAACTGGCGGCAGGTTATCAAAAAGCGTCACAGGCGGGATATGCTCAGGAATTTATCATGAATACACTGGGCGCCCGTGGTCTGACGCTTGTTAAAACCCTGCAAAACTATAATGAAGCATCAGAAAATGCGGCAAAAATCAAGGGCTTAGGACTTGACGCAAAGCAGATGCATGAAATAAGCGTAGAGCTTGATGTAGTGCAGGCACAGCTCGGACAGCTCGCTATTGCGGGCGGGGCTATACTTGCGCCGGTAGCGAAAGAAGTATTGCCGCCAATTTTAGAGGGATTGGCATCAACTGCTAAATATATAGCGGAAAACAAGGAAAACCTGCTGTCACTGACGAAGACACTGGTAGCTTTTACGGTGGCGTATAAGACACTGCAGGCATTGCAAAAAGCAAGGTCAGCGATGGGGTCGCTTGCGTCGATTGGAACCGGAGACGTTTCAGAAGATGCGCTAACTGTACAGCAGGAAAAAAGCATTGCACGCCGGATAAAAAATATTGAAAAAGCGGCAATAGCAGAAGAAAAAGCATATTTGAAGACACTTAGTACAGCACAGATGACAGACGCTGAAAAAGAAGCAAGTTATTCAAAATACTGTGTCATGCGAGAAGCTAAAGCTGCCGAAACCGCAA